CTGCTCTTGCCAGTACTTGACGGGACCCTCAGCAATCAATATTTGGGAAGCAAAAGGATATACTGATTCCAGGGACTGTCTCAAGACGTAATCCCCTTCAAATACAATCATTCCAAATGCAATTTTCATAGGTTATACTCATCGTCTATTTTAAAGAGTCTGTCTGCATACTGATGGTAAAGCAAACTAACTTCTGGGATAGAGAAGACTCCATCATTAAGTGTATGCACTGAAAATCTTGGATCACTTACAGGAGTTACCTCTTTGGTTTTATAATCAATCTGTATCCTAGCAAAATGTACAAATACTAGTGGTTGAAGAACTCCCCCCCACAGGACATCTCCACTTCGCAAGTAGTCTGCCCATCCATATAACCTGTAAGTCCATGGCGCTCCATATGAAAAATTCTCATCTACAAACTTGATGTTTCCTTTACCAGCCACATCTGGAAAAGCATCTAAGAATTTCTGATCCCCACACGTGGCGAGGTGCAGAGGTTCCCTTTTCAACACACAATCTTTCCACCACCCTAAAGTCTTCTTCCCTACTTCGTCATTCCTAAATGAGACAACACCCACATTATACCCACCGTCAGGGTGCCCCTCTAAGATGTGCCTGTGTCTTAGGATTCCGACTGATTTTTCCAGACATTCTTCAAAAAATCTTCTGCTGTCTGACAAGAACCAGATGTCAGAATCGATATAGATTATATGGGGAATATCTACAGAGCCAAGAAGGTGATTCGAGAACCATGAAGCCAGTGTCCAGCAGTACTCATTGTACGGGCGTGTAATCTTTGCATCCAGTAGCTCCTCATGAGAATTCTCTAAGTCTTTGATATCATATGGAATAGCCTGAGAAGAAACTCCATTCATAACCTCAAATGACTTGTCATCTAAGCACAAACAATGGAATTCAAAATCATTTCCGTATGTGAATCTCAAAGATTCCAACAATGCTACGCCGTAGTGTAAGTAATTTCTATCAAATACAGAGGATATGTAAATCATGTCTTGAGAGCCTTATTACTGAATTCCTTCATTAATGGCTTCATCAAGGCCCCTTGGAAGTGTATGGTTGCAAAAGGAACACGAGGTCCTGCAACTTGCCTACACCAGGGAAGCCCGTCTAAGAAAAATATATTTTTCTTCCCATTGACCATTTCAAAATCTCCTTCCTCACAGCGTAAATGATGATCAAAAAACGGTAATGGCGACAGACCGCTGCCCTCCATAACAACAGAGACTTCACCAATAGTTGGAGCATTCTGATTTGCATACTCTCCTAGCAAAGTCATATCACAAACTCCTCCCTGTACTTGGTGCTTTTGCCTAAGCTCATAAATTGTACAAAAAAGCTCATACAAATATCCACGTTCAGAATACACATTGAACATGAAATCACAAAATTTCTTAAGACCCTTACGAGTAAAAAACCCAGTATGCCCACTCACACGTCCACTCAAGGTCATTTCAAATTGCTTAAACCTATGATACTCCTCATTGACGTCAACAAACACCAAGACATCACTGTCACAGTGAAAACAAACATCAATGTCGTGTTTCTCCATGAAATCATGTATTACAAACCATCTCTTAAAACACAAAAGCTCCATCCACTCGGGATTGAAATTTAGGTGTGTATACACTTCCGCAAACTTATTCGCTCTATATGAATAATCAGACATCATGTGATGCTCTGCACCACACTGCAAGTTACCTTCGTCTCCCAGTACAATGGTACGATTTTTAAAATTAGAACGCTCTACAGCGACATTAAGATGTTCACTGTATTGTATAGTCTTTTCTGTCATTATCACAGGTATCATTTGTGCATCTCACGAATTTCTATATCTTGCTTCAAGTGCTCATCAAATCTAGATGTGTCAGTACTTACTCCTGTAGGATTGAAATAGTAACTTCCTATAGGTTCCTTAACTTTCATGAACCTGAAACCTTTCTTGGACATCCTTAGCCACATTTCATAATCCCCCGATATGGTATATTTAGGATTAAATTTTCCTGCCTTTACCAAAGAATCCCTCTTTACTAGGGGGAAAGGACCACACAAACACTGTCCTAGCATGTTTTCATGCGAGTACTCAGGCCAGTCGTACAACTGAACAATATTAGAATGATCTTTATCATCAGTAACTAAACACCTGGAGTAAAAAACATCAATATCAGGGCGTGTTACTGCATATCCAAGCATAGTGGTCAACGCGCCAGGAAAAAGTCTGTCATCCGTATTTACATTCATTACATATGGAGTTCTAGTTTCCTCTAGAGCACCATTCCACGCATCATAAACCCCTATACGAGATTTGTAATCTCTGAAGATAACATTGATCCCCTCTCTAAATTTATAATTTTTAAAAAACTCACGTGACCCATCCTCAGAATTTGCATCGCAAACTACAAGATCAAACTCAGACAACATTTGAGAATTGACTGCATCACAGTACCCTTCAACCCACTCCATTGAGTTGTAACTAGAGCATAAGATAGTTACGAGATTCCCAGACATTTCATCCACGCCTCGAATATATCATCATTGGTCATCTCATAACGTGTAGAGGATATATTTAGATTTTTCTCATCGGAAAAAGGATTAGCAGATTCGCTCCCGCAGTACTCAGTTCCAGTCATTTCACACTCGGGCACTATAAAATTAAAAGTTTCGCTGCGAGAAGAATGAAATACCTTGGTAACGGAATCATACATTTTCTGCTTATCATCTTCATGACCCATCATAGTGACGAGACCCTCATCTACGTAGGGTTTAACAAGTGCGTTAAAATACATCTCATCACTGATAAACCCATACAACAAAATATCTTCATAACCCTCCTCCAAAGCCTTTCTAATAGAGACATGCACTCTCTTATTCTTGTCTATGCTTCCTATAATTCCAGCCACTTTCTTAGGCTTCCTCTTGCTGTGCTCTAATTTTGAGACAACATTTGGAATAATAAAACCAGGCTCCCTGTGCCATTTCTTCTGGTGTTCGGAAACAAAATGAATATCGTCCCAAAATCTGGGTATGGAAGAAATGGGAAATAAAGCTTTCTCATGGCATGTCAAGATAACCTTTCTAGAAGCAGTAGGCCGACTAGGAAACTTAAGATAGTGCAGGAGAAGAATTTCTCCTTCCTCATTTACAGCTGTATTCTGTGAGTTGAGAATATCCCCATTGCATTTGTCTAGATGCCATGCCTCAGGACCGTAAAAAGTACAATCCAGTCCCCTCTCATTAAAAAGGTTACATAAATTAACATTAGCAACCGTGGAACCCCCTGCATTTGTGAATCCAGAAATAATTTTAATTTTACTTTTTTGCATCTAATAGTTTCCTGTATAACTTAAGCCTCTCACCTATATGGGAGTTAATATTAAAGCGTTCATCTGTTAAAAGTTTCAAATTATTCCCCAACTCCACGCGATGCTTTTTATCTTTGATAAGGCGAGACAAAACATTAACCCACTCACTCTTCGGATTATCTTTATCAATGAGATACCCCGTAACTCCATTTTCAATTATCTCATCATAGCATCCGCAGTTAGTGGCCACTAGTGGTATACCGTATCTACCCGCTTCCATAGCCTTAATCTCCGATTTAGAGTCATTGAAATTATTCCACTCCAGAGGAGCTATAGAAATGTCTATAGTTCTGTACATAGCTCCGTACATATGAGATGGTGCAGCAGGAAAAACAAATGTATTCCTATGTTTGACCCCCCTTGTCAAGAGACGTTCGTAAGAATCCCACACATCTTGTTGCCAGTCTCGTTTCTGTTCCGGAGCCAGGGTTGGTCTCCCGTAGAACCCCCATTGAACTCTCTCTGCACCTACTTTTGAATTTACTCCCATGGCTATGGTAGGAATTTGTTTTACATCCTGCTCGTGATGGATGCCTCCTACCCACCCAACCCTACACACTTTTTTCGGCGCTTTTACTCTAGGAAAGTTCCAACACGGGAGGTCATGATCAATTGCATTTTTGATCACACATAAACACCCTCTCACGAACGGAGCGACCCTCTGCGCAAATTTACCTTGTGTAACAGAGACTAGATCTGCATTGTGATATAGAACCTTCGTAAGCTCATCCAGACGTTGTTCCTTATACACACCTTCTAAGCGATGACCCGCATATAAATCCGTCAAAAGGTCATCAGTATCGTAATGAATGAATTTATTTTTCTCCTTACATTTCTTAAAGAGGTCTATCATATACTGAGGACCATAGTTAGCGATATTCTGAGTGAACATGATATCTGCCCAATCCAAATCCTCATATTCTACTTCTTCTTTGGGTGGTTGCCTAGTATCCTCATCCCATTTTAAAGGATTAAAATTAAACCTAATTTCTACATCGTCTGGAAATTTCTCTGCCAACTTATCCATTGGCATGATAATTCTATAGTAGCTACATCCACCCGTATTAGCAGGAAACGCAAGTATCTTAAGCTTGCGTTTCCTGCTATCGTCATTAGACTCATCAACCATTCCCTAACCCTTTCAGATGAGATAGATAGTCTCCCTCATCATCACTGTCTTCTTTGGGCATTGGGTCGGGTGTATTTGTAGAATCTCTCTCTCCGATAATGCTAAGAGCCATCTTCTTCAAATCCTCATATGAGGCTACTCTAACCAAACCATGGATATCGTGTAGTTCGTCGAACCATTGAGCTATTTCCTGGGCAGAACCAGCCGGAGATCTCTTGGGCTTTGGAGAAGACTTATCATAATTAGGCCATTGACCTTGGATATCCTTAACGATTTTGAAATCATGTCCCTCTTTAACGTCGGTGATATCTCCGTAATCTTCGTCAAAGAAGCAGTCTAAAATCTTACTGAAAAGTTTCACTCCCATGGAAAGGATCTTGACATCTCCCGTATCTCGTTCAACGGCGTTAATGTAAAAACGCTTACTGGATTTAATTTGTCTTGCAATATTTTGATTCTCGTCCACTTTGGTATTCCAAAGTTGGTAGCTGAGATCACACAGTGGACAATCATTACCTTTCACACGCGGACAATGGTGATTCCTGCCATCAATACGATGGATGGCAGTCTCTGCATAAAAATCTTCGTCTTCGGATTTAGAAGGAAGGATACGAACTACAGTCGTACCCTCTTTCATCATCAAAAACTTTTTGAGAAAATCGCTGGTATCGTTGTCCGATTTAGTGCGATTAATTTGTTCATATTTTTTTCTAAGTTGGTCTAAGTTTACCATGTTAATTTACAGTTAAAAATTTAAGGGGGACAGAAATCTGTCCCCCTTATTATAGTACTAATTAATAGTTTTTTTAACTATAATCATGACGGGTAACATCATAATGCGTCAAGGCAACAATGGCTCCGTCTGTGGTAATACCCTTAAGTTTAAAATCCCAAAGTCTGCCATCCCTCAATCTCGATCCACAACTATCTGTAAACACTCGTGCGTCCACTGGGTAATCTTGTGACGTACTGTAAGCACCAGATCTCTCCAACTCGGGATCGTAAAAATCAATTCCGGCGCACTCACCAAGGAATGTAGTAAGACTACCCTGGTTTCCCCATCCTATCCATTTTTTATGCCTATTCATAAACATAGTCTGACCTGTCCCAACTGGGTAGCTATCGACTATTTGATAAGTAAACCCCCTAAAACAATTTTCTGTATAGTCTACATCACCAGCCCTTGCTAAACGACGTTGATAAAACGGTTGACTTGTGGAAATATTACCTCCGGGTCCCATATTTCCCGCAGAGACACTTCCGTACGATACACCTTGGTAATCCTTTTCATTAGCGTCTAGCTGAAATTTTTGGGGTTGTATGTATGGCCCACCAAAAACATATTTAACAACAGTCCCTGTACATCTTCCAATAACACTGGCAAGAACGAAAGTACCTCCGATGTTACCAACCTTTCCTAAGGCTGACGTATCAACAGAACTCAAAGTAACGTCTCTATTAGGAAGCGTATCGCGTTGAGATATTGGAACTCGTGCATAGTAGATACTCATTGTCTGGTCTTCAATAAACCAGGGACCCGAGGTATTTACACCAGTAGGAGAGAGTCCAGAAACACTGGAAACGGGGGAGATCCCACTAGTCCACCAACCATCACCACCTCCACCAGAGAGATTCCAATTTGAAAAAGAAGAATTAACAACAGGTACAAGTCCAGGCATAATTTATAAAATTGAGGCTAGAGGAAGAATCGGCCTACAACCAATCCAGAGAGCCCTGCGAAAAGCCACTTCCAGTTACTTAAAATTGATCGATTTAATTGAGCTACTATACTCTTCCACATTTCATTATTATATAGTAATCAACCTAAATCAGAAATCATTTTTATCTCTGCTCGTTTATTCGCAGACATCTGAACCAACATGTCTTTCTGGTGATCTAGGGAAGTTACAATGTTTTTAGCCAGATTATATCTATGCTGAGCATTCAACACTTTTGCTTTGAGTTCTCTAAGAGAAGGTACCGTTAGTACGTATGCGTTTAAAGCTCCCTCTGTAGGTTTCTTTGAAGTGCCTGCCAGCTCCTCCCTCCTCTTTTCCTTCATTTCAGCTTCTGCATACTCAAAGACCATCTCTGCCGTGTTAGTAACCTTCTTGGAATATGATAACACACCTCCAAAGAATGCATATAAAGCCGTATGCTTTTGTAAAGCTTCATCCATGTTGTCCTCTGAGATTTCCAAGTAGTCCTTGGAAATCTGCAAATACTTGTTTTCTAAGTTGTTATAAGTTTCTATTACACTATTCATGAGTAAGTATGTATTTGAATAATTCAGGGTTTAGTGCTGCCAACATTTGTATCATATTGGATGTAACAGTCGTAAGATACTCGTTGCCTATTTGGGGCATCTCATCATCGTCCCCAAGACCGAATAATTCCCATCCAATGTGGCAGATTTCATGAAGGAGAGTTCCTTTATAGTCTTCCACACACTGGTTTGGGTCAATCGTAAGCAAGGATTTGGGAAATTCAACACAGCCATACAAACTTTCTTTATCTAAAGTTTTCTGTTTAATGGTAAAGGTCTTTATTCCCGTGTAAACAACCATTGGATGTGAGTGATTTTTCAATTTTGTCATTTGATCTTTTGAGATATAATAAGTTTAGAATAGTCCATAACAGACGGAATAACGTATCTAGATCTCCCATTTCTGGACTTGATAACGAATATTCTAGCTTCTCCTTTGTCAAACTCCAATTCGTTTTGATTTACAGAGAATACGAGGTCACACACTCGCGTCTTTCCATATGAATCCGCAAGCTCTGTGTCGGTGATTAAACTAACCCGTTTACCTTCCCTATTAGTCTGTGTAGCTGTCCACACAAGGCACTTATGCTCAATCGCTAGGCCTCTGAGTTCTTGAGCGAGTCTTTCCTGCGCCTGATATTCCATCATAGAAGAATCCGTGGTCAATAGTTCTAGATAATCTATGATAATGACATCCGGTGTAAAATCCTCTACGTTCCTAAGCTGGATGAGGAAGGATCTGAGGGTATTAACAGTAGCCCTTTTAGTAGGAAACTCTTTTATCATAAGGGAACCCATGTCTGGTTTAGCCTTCTTAATCTTATTGAATCTCTCCTTAACAATGTCTCTGCGGTACTTTAATTCAGATTGTTTTACGTGAGTGAATATACTATCCAATCTTTGCGCAACCCTATCCTCTGACATCTCCAAAGAGATGTATAATACATCATGACCATCAAGTATAGAACGAGCAGCTTGATTAGCGAGGTACAAAGACTTCCCAACACCAGGAGGCGCTACTACCATAGCCAATTCCTTAGCCGCGAGGCCTCCTTCAAGGGATTCGTTCAGAGACTCAAAAATAGTTCTAAACTTATAGACTTTTCCGTTCTCCTCTTTGGAAAGTCTGTCGTCAAAGGAATTAAAGTAGTTGATACCAAGGTCGAGATTTCTGGTGACGGACAAAGCTCCACGAACTAAACCCTCAATATCGTCATATTTCTTCTGTTCTATAAGACCAACAGAAGATACGATAGCACTTGTAATGGCTTGCTCACGAGCAAAATTCTCAACGAGGTCTAAGAGATAAGCTTCATTACTCAGAGATTTCTCATCGAGAGTATTGATTAACTCCAACTCTTCTTTAAAATCAGACAGAAGCTCACTATGTGATTTCATAGATTTAATCTCTTCCAAAATAAAATCATCCGCTGGGAGCTTTTTATACTTCTGATAATGGTCCACAATTATCTGAAAAAACTTCTGGTGTGACGGGTATTCAAAATACTCCGCCTTCACCATAGGCATAGACTGAACCAAAAAATTAGGATCAGATTTAGCTAAGTAAATAATCCCACGCTGAATGCTGTCTGCTAATTCGTATGCCATTTCACCCTATTAAAGAGGAAAGATCACCATTAAATCAAACCTTTTTACGGAGTCTGTCCGGAATTACCAGAGCCACGTAGGGTGTGTTCCTTTTCGATGCCTTTCAGCTTGGATACCGCATCCTTGTTTAGCTCTATAGCTCTCTTCCTTTTTTTCTCCGCCTCTTCAGGAGTAGCCTTTCTCGCAATACCAGCCTTACGTAACACTTCATGGTCTATCTTCATTTGACTATAAGGAGAGACACCCGTCTTTCCCTTGATGGCCTCTGCGGTGTTTCTAACCTCTTCATCATGCCATTTGTGGGCTTTATATGTGTTATCTCTTTCTATATCCGTCTGATTTCTGTAGAAAGTAGGAGTCCCTCCCTCAACCGTGAAATCTGCTATAGAACCATCACTCATATGTCTCTTAGCGCGTTTCCCACACTCAGGGCACTTTACCCACTTTTTCATGTCAGACATAGAACACATGACATCTTCAATATGATTGCATGAAGCACACAGATACTCGTAAAAAGGCATTATATCTCACACACTCCTGATTTACACGTTTCTAGAGAATACGTAGTGTCATCTATAGAGTCCTTCTTAAAAAGCAGATCCAAATCTAAAGTTTTCAAATCAACAGCTTCCAATGGCTCATTACCCCTAGAACCAGCCTTGTAGAAAGTGAACCCTTTCATGTCATTTGCGTAAGTCAACAGATCATCATATATAGTATCAGGAGAAAAATTAGCTGGTAGGTTGCAGGTTTTGGACACGGCTGAATCCACAAACTGTTGTACAACAGACTGAACTTTTATATGCTCTTCTGGGGTTACTTCGTATGCACCCACAACGTGCTTAGTATCTCTCCCTCTCAAATACAAGTCCTTAAATAATGAATCAACAACAAGAGACTCATTCCAAACACCGTCAGTGCCTGTTCTCCATCTTCTCTTATAGACTGGGGAGAATATGGGCTCAATGCCAGTAGAAACACCCATAACCATGCTAACAGTTCCAGTCGGTGCTACTGTCAAAAGAATTGCATTTCTTATACCATTTTTCTTAATGTCGGAGCGTATCCTAGAGGGAAGAGTCTTTAAAAATTTCTCGCCCTTTAAGCGACCCCAATCATATGCCTCAAAAGAACCTTTCTCCTTTGCTAGGTACATGGAGGCTTTATACGCCTCATTTCTTATTGTTGCAAATAAGCGCTCTAAAAATTCTAGACACGCTTCCGAACCATAACGATACCCTGCTTTTATCAAAAAATAATGGAGGCCTGTAACTCCTAACCCTATGCGCCTAGACCGAGTGCCAGCTTCAACACACTCTGGTATAGGAAAATGATTTGTTGTTAGTATGTTGTCAAGAAATCTCACACCAGAGCGGATTGTACGAGCAAGACGCCTCCAATCGATGACCCCATCAATATCAACCATGTTAGCCAAATTGACATGCCCCAGACAGCAATTTCCATACGCAGGGAGAACCTCTTCGCCACACGGATTAGTAGACGGCATATATTCAAAGTACGATACATTAGTGTATTCATTCGCAAAATCAACATTGAAAATACCAGGCTCTCCAGATTCTATCGCATTATCTATAATCCTCTTCCATATATCCCTAGCCAACAAAGTAACCTTAGTAGAGTTCTGGAAAAGGTCGGCATGATGTTTGAGATGATGCATTTTGGCTATGCCATACGAATCTTCTTCGTTTTGAGCTACCACACTCACCACATCATCCCCTAACTCTGATTTTCGGTTCAACTCATAAGTATAATACCGCTCATGACGACCACCGAAAGTGAAGTACCATTCATCATTATTTTCTACTGCCTCTATGAAAGATCGGGTTATGGCAACAGACACATTAAAGTTCGTTAATTCCTTGCGGTCAAGCTTAACGTGAAGAAATTCTAGAAAATCAGGATGAGTTACATTTAGAATGGACATTAGTGCTGTTCTCCTATTTTTCCCAGCTCTAACATGGTTCCCAATCTCATTTATCATGCGCATGACAGAGATAGACCCTGGAGAGGAATATCTTATATTCTGTATGTCAGACCCTAGGGGACGGATTTTAGAAAAATTAAATCCTATCCCTCCTCCTCCACAAGAAATCTTATACATGTCACTGATAGTCTTGCCAATGCTCTCTACATTGTCTTCTGGGTCTAGGACATAACAGTTCAGTAGATTTTGTTTACTTCTTCCAGCTCCAAATAGTATCCTCCCTCCCGGGACAAAATCTCCTGCGTTGATAGAATCAAAAAATTTCTTCTCCACCTTCTCTCTCTGGTCTGGTGGCTCTGGGTCTGCGGCTGCTCTTGAAACCCTTCTAGAGCATTCCTTCCATGTTGTTTCACCAGGATAAGCATATTTTTCTAGAAATATAGCTTCCCCCAGGGAGTCCTTTACTATCTCATACGCCATTACTATACTTCCATTATCGCTATTACAGAATCCTCTGCTATGATGAGATATATATCTTCATCCAGCTCTATCTCTCTTCCACTAAATTCTTCAAAAAGAACCCTCTGACCCTCTTTGAGTTTCCCGCTAGTTTCGTCTCCTACAGATTCTATGACTCCTTCACACGTAGGATTGTCTTTAACCTCATCAGGAATTATAATCCCAAACTTGGCTTCCACCTTCTCGATGTGTCTCTTAACTAAAATTCGGTTATGGTATGGTATAATTTTCATATTATTTGCAGGTTGTTAGATTATTCTTTTTTCTGACGAATAAGCGTTCTGCATCGTCTTCTATTAAAGAATTCAAGTAAGGATTATGGGTTATCAAAAACAACTTTTTATTAGAAGATATACTGGATATTAACTCATATAAACCTCTAATTCCCCCCCTATCCAGAGAATCTCCGACCTCATCAAAAAATATTATATTCGACCCATCTTTACCAGAAAGAAGTAGCAGGTCATTTAAAGCCATCATGACAGAGATAGAAAATTTTTGTTTCTCTCCTCCAGACAAAGACTCGAAATGTATTGTGCTACCAGAAGATCTTATCTCTTCCATCAGGCTGTCATCAAATTCAATAGAGAACGCATTATTTGAAAGAATACTAAGATAATAATTGGCTCTTTCATTGAAATAATCCAGAACATTCCTAATTATGTACTTGACCAATCCTTGTTCGGAAAAGGCAACTTCCCAAAATTTCATGATGTCATATTTCTTCTGAGCTTCCTCCATCTGCTTAGAGTATTTTCTAGACAGAGCCTGCTGTTCACGAATAGACCTATTAGTTAGAGCTATTTTGATATCGGTAGTTTTTAAGATTTCCACAAGTTCATAGTCAGAGGACGAGATGGGTATAAACATATCATCAAATTCCTTATAGCGTCTCTTTAACTCTTTTCTTATATCAATTTTTTGTTGGTACAAGACTTCTAATCTCTTTTCATTTTCCTCTCTCTTTGTAGAGATAGCTTCTGGTTGTTTGCTACAATGCTCACAAATGGAGTTGGCGCTAAAAAATTCAATATTGCTTTTAGCTTTGCTGATAGAGACAGTCACATGGGAAAGTTCATTTTGTACATCTCTCATGGAAAGTTCCTTATCAATTTTAGCAGCTTCCAACTGCTGTATCTCAGAAAGAGAATATTTCATAATGAAATCATGTTTCTCCTTCGTCAATAGCCCCTTTGCATGTGCCTTCTCATCCCTACAACCCTTCAATCGTCTTTTCAATCTATTGGTCTTTTGTAGAGATTCGCTCTGTAAAGTAGCGGCAATCTTTTTTTCAGAATTAAATTTAGACTTCAGCGAACGTATCCTAGACCTGTTCTTGAAGAGATCAGTAATGTTAAGAAAATTTTGTATGATGGATCTCTTCTCCTCAGCCGTACATGAGAGGAAATTTACATTGTTTTGCTGTCCAAACACTATAGATGCCAAAAAAACATTATAACCCGTGTTTAGAATCCCTTCCAGATATTCCTGAGTTTGCAAAACTCCTTCTCTAGTCACACTCTTTCCGTCAACTTTAACAATTAGCGAAGGGGGTTTTTTAGTTCTAGTTATTACTACATTATCATTAACGGTAAGAGTTACTTTGCATTTGCCTGTGGTAAATGTATTGATCAAACTCTTTTCAGAAGTCTTCCGTATAGTCTTTCCAAATAAAGCAAAAACTACAGCTTCTACTATAGAACTCTTACCCGCGCCATTGGAAGAGAAAGGTCTTGTATCTTCGTTCTTTCCTATGACATGAACAAGCCCACTGTATTTGTCAAAATCCAACTCAGTTTTCCCGATGGAGAGAAAATTTTCAACCACCACTTTGTTAATTTTCATCTCGTATCTCTTTTAAAGAATTCATGAGATCCTCCTTAGTAAAAACAGAATTCCTAGAGTCTATGTAACTTTCTATAACCCCCTCATCCAATGTAAATATTTTCCTGTCTGGCGTGTAGTCAGACATAAATTTTGGAAGTAGGTCTTCAAATGAAAATTCTAAGTAATCTACATCATACTCGTCTATCACTTTATCATGTATTTGGCGTTTCACGTATTCATCTAATCTGTCGAGCTTGACTCGCAACATAGTAAAAAATTCTGGAGTAATTAGAGATTTTCCTTTAGAAGGTAAATCGTCAATGTTACACATGACATGTCTGATCCCAAAATTCACAGATTTTCGTATAGGTCTAACATCCCCATCCCTTATCATAAGTTCAGTATAGTATTTTTTCTCATTCGCTTCTCCAAACGAATTAGAATACTGGGTTCCAATAATGAATATGTTATCATATCTCCTGGATCTGTGAATATGCCCTAGAAAACTGTATTTGTTTTTTGGGAAATGCCATCTCTTGAGACGTGACTCGTATGAGTATGCTCCATTTGATACACACCCATCGAAACCAAAATGTCCTATAAGATGATTTTTTGCTTTCTTTACTTCACATACAATTTTCTCTTCATCTTCGTAGTGAGGTACAAAATCAAAGAAAACACCTCCTATTGAGACAGTCTCAGTATCTATGATTATTTTTGCCTTGTCAGAAAACAGAGACAGTGTTGTATGAGAAGAACCATCCTTGTGAATCGTATCATGGTTCCCACGTAGAATTATGATGTTCTTGCATCGTACAGAATTCAAAAATTTTCTGAGGGCTAATAGTTCCTCTCCCCCAGGATTCCTCTTGTGGAAGATATCACCTCCCATTATAAGAGTGTCTGGGGGCTTAGCATTTACAATTTTTGTTAATGTCTTTACTTGGGTATCTAAAAACCCAGGAACATAATCACTCCTGAGGTGTGTATCACTAATGAGAAGTGCTCTATGAGTTCTCGACATAATTTAAAATCTCGTCATAGTTATCTACCACACCGTGAGAATCGAACACTACTTCAGTTAAATCTCCAAACGAATTACCTACTTCAACATCAACCTCAAAAGGAACTAAAAATTTCAAATTATAATATTCCTCCAGATCATCAATCCTAGTGAGTTCATATTTCAGAATTTCCACGACTTCTTTAATGATACCCTTATCACATTGCACTTCAACACTATCGTGAACAGTAGCCAGAATTTGAGCATCGAGACCTTCTTTATCTAAACGGCACTGCAGTCTCTTTAAAGCGTGAAGCATCATATCAGATGCAGAACTCTGAATTACAAAGTTCATCCCTTGACGAAGAGCTCTAAACTTGTACTTCGAGACTGGGCTGTCTACATTAGACAGATTTCTTCTACGACCAAACAGACTAACCGCACACTTATTCTCTAGGATGTACTTATGCACAAACTTTATCCACTCAAAAACTTTAGGGAAAGAAGTCTGATATGAAGAAAAAATTCCCTTAGCATATCCGATACTTTTTCCAATTTGCTGGGCAAGCTTGGAAGGGCCTCCTCCGTAAACTATGAGAAAAGAAACACTCTTTGCGATTTGTCTCTCCTCCTTGGTTATTTCATTAATAGGTTTATCATAAATGAGAGAGGCTGTGTACTTATGCAAATCCTGTCCTGTTTTAAATGCATGTATCAGACTCTTGTCACGACAACACTGAGCCAAAACACGAAGTTCAGCGGCAGAAAAATCAGCAGCGATGAAGACCTTATTCGGATCAGATACCATAAGTTTTCTAATGTTTACGTCGTCATCACTTGGTCTAGGTAATGTATGAAAAGAGACACCTTTACGCATTCCACCCCCAGCGCTATACAAGGAGCAGCTTAGTCTACCAGTAACCGTAGAGGCAAAATTATAATTAGAATAAATCTTACCGTCCTCGTTCCACTCTATCGCAGCTTCCACTCCCTTTACATAGGTGTTATACTGTTTAGTCTTTGACTTATACTCTAAGAGCAAATTTATAAATTCGATGACATCAGCACTCTTGCTGTTCCTTTTAATAGTTTGTAAGTGTTCCTCAGTGATTGCTGGCTTTTTGGTCTTGGCAGAAAACTCTAAAGGAGTTATATTAAAACCTTCATCGGAGAAAAGGACTTTCCCCAGGTCAACAGTCGAATTGGGATTAACCCCTGAAACCGGGGAAATATCACTCAAAGAAGCCTTTAACGCCTTCAACTGTTTAGATAATACTCCCTCAAGAACAACTAAATATTCCTTGTCAATGGAGATTCCTCTGTTCTCTACATCTCCTAGTATGAGAGCGATATCCTTAAGTAGTTTATAATACACATGGTCAAGGTTAAGCTTTTTTATATCTTTGGATAGAATATCCCAACTCCTCAAGGTGAAATCACAATCCATAGCATTGCCAAACGCCATATCAGATAATGGCATATCCCCCCAGTCATGTGTCTCGGCGTTTGTTACTGTTAGCATTTTCTGACTTTAACCCCTCTCTCTTCTAAGAAAGAAATAACGTGACTAAAAATACGCTGGTTTCCACCAATTAATTCTCCAGGAAAAATTCCCGACCCGAATTCGTTGTCAGAAAGAACAGCTTCTGCCATTGCACAACATGTATATCCAGTCGTGCGCGCCATAGACGAAGTTCTAGTTACAAGATCCGTCTCGTCATATATTTCCCACACATGACGGTCTGTGCCTCCTTTAATAGTTACTCGCATAAAAGTGAACTCATCGTCTTCGGGAGTTAATTTCCACGAGTCAAATAAAACCTTCGATGTTGATTCTAAATTTTCCTTTGTAAAAAATCCAGAATCACGCAAAAATATCATCTGCTCCCTATGTCCTGGGTACCGTAAGGTTTTTTCTCTCATATTTGGGATATGCTTCATCGTAGTCAATAAAGACCTTAAGCCATCAGTATTGAACGCTTGTAATACTGTATCCTTCATTACAACGTGCTGAGGGTCAGACAGAGCTCTCTTAGTAACAACTTTTCCATTTTCAAACATACGAGCTGGTCTGATATATTCTTGAATGACATCCGCCGGAGAAAAAGGGGCTTTGTATGTGTACTTCTCCTTCATCAGGCCCCCCACCAAGCACTCAAAAGAGTCAACCTTCATTAAAGAATCATGATGTCCTAATATCAAGTTATCTAATCCAGGAGCTATCCCCATATCAACAACAGCAGTCACACCCTTTTTAACAGCTAGATCATTTAAGGATAGGGCATCTTCAGGAAAAAAAGAAATGTCTACAACATTTACTCCAGCCTCGATTATACTCTTTAGGGTTTCAAACCCAAGAAAACCGGGAACAGCACAAATAACTAAATCAAAATTTTTAACTGTTCGTTTTAAATAATCTTTGGCAGAAATATCAAAAAGAATAGTTTCAAGGTCGGGTACAGAATCAAGAGCTGACTCTGTATTGTCCGCAACAGTCACATCATGTCGCTTGGCTAGATCCTGCGCTATGGTCCTCCCGATCAACCCACACCCTAATACTAATACTTTCATTAAAATTTCAATAGTTCTTTAGGAAAATATTGTTTCACAAGATCCATCAAACCATGAGGTACGTTCTCATCAACCAGAGAGTGCATTATTTGCGTGTCCTCCATATTGTTAAATTCTTCCACCCCCCACGAACGTAGAAATTTATAATCAAATTTCAGATTATGTGCAATTTTTATTATTCTCTCATTTCTCATTAGAGATTTTACTCGGTTCCTTATGTGTGCAAGTTCCGATGGAGAAAACTCACATTCCGCATGGTAAATAGGGAATACGAAAGCATGCTTTTCCTTATATGAAATGCCTATCGTCATTATCTTATGTTTCTTGAAATCAAGACCATTAGTCTCCAGATCAAAAGATACGGCATCACTCCCATCCGCTTCATCCATCAACTCATCAAATTTCCCTATATCTCCGTTTATGAGTTCATAAGGAGAACCATCAAACTTGTTCTCCTTTAGTATAAACTTGCTATATGCGTTATTAATATCCTGTACAAATAAGGATCTAAGTTTTGGCTCTACGTACAAAGAGAAAGGGTGGAGAGTAGGTACCACAGGGACTGTTTCCCCAGATTCCAGTTCAACTGCAAATTCCTTCCCGCGCTTAGACAATATTCCGGATTTCTTGGTAACAGCTTTCAAAGCCAGGTTTCCTAACGGTATTATTAGGCTTGGCTGAATAGCTTCAAGATCCTCCGATAAATACTTTCTATGAGCGGTCAAAACCTCAGTAGTGACATCCTCTTCTCGGGTATCAAAACTCTTCAATGCTGCCACAAACTGGTAACAGTCAATAGGGAGCTTAGTTTTCTTAAGGAGACTTGATAAAATACCAAACTCCTTATCTGAAAATTCGTAAACTCTCCCACGTCTATGTGTATACGAATCGTGCACAAAAACAATCTTCTCAGGTCCAACATCGGACCGGAAAACACTGGATGAACTATCTTCCTTTTCAAAGGAATCAAAGAGATTTTCTAATTCTTGCATCTATAATAAGATATGGTTAAATCTAAAAAAAAGACTCATTATCTAAACAATAAAGATTTTGAGAAAACTATTAAAAATTATTTAGAGGATCCTAAAAAATACGAAGACGAGTTGGTTACCAAGTTGGATCTTCTCATAACAAACATCCTCCATACTTTCAAATTCAAAATAGACCAGGATGATGCAAAACAGGAATGCTTCATGTTAGCTTTTCGAGTTCTGAAAAATTTCAATCCTAAAAGTGGCTCAGCGTTCAATTATTTTACCACGGTGTTCGTTAATAATTTAAAATTGATGTACACTAAAAATAAAAAATACTCGGAAAAAATTCAAAAATATCAAAATCTCAGGACTCCTGACGAATACCAGACTTGAAATAAGAATATATCCGTGGATAGTAGTCAATCACCTGGATACGTCCCTTGGTTGTTTTCACGAGGCTTGGAACTCTCGTAATATGAAATGCAGTGAACGCATGAGGGAGATCCCAACTATTGATTAAATATAGTCTTTCATATCCTTCCTCTTTCTTCCACTCCTCTATGATTTTCAGTATCTCGTTACAGTCTTTACCCCATAAGCTATAGTACAAGAGACAAAAATCCTGCTCTTTCCTTTTTCTTACTAGGTTATTGAGCTGAGTCTCTTTGCTGAGCTCTTCTACGAGTCTCTCAGCCATCAATTCTCTCTGATGTACCAGAGAAATCAAGAGAAGACGCATCGAGCCCACTCTGTTTAAGAATGTTCTCTTTTTCTTCATCTGTCATGCTATTGATACGATCAGTCAACTGAGTCATAAAGGACTCAATACCTTTAAAAAACAAAACTTTTGCAAATTCACTGTCATCGGACTCTGGCGGTTTAATAGCTTCACGCAGGGCATCCCACTGCTCAGTCTCTGCTTTAGTCATCTTAATGTATAGTTTCAATCTTCTCTTACTCCTTTTAAGTTTAAAATTCCAGTTAATTTTTGTAGGGTCGAAAGTAAATAAAGGAACGCGAATCCTTTCCATGCACTATTAAAGCTGATGAATAAGAAAATGAACCCAAATAAACTATTAAACTTGGAAAACGAATTTTACAAAAAACCACGCATAAACAGCCGAGCAAAGGGAAACAATTTTGAAAGAGCTCTTGCAAAGAAACTGAACTCAAGATTCAACACAAAGGAGTTTTGTAGAACCCCTGGATCCGGTGCTTTTGGAACCACACACACGCTCCCTGAGCACTTGAAAGTTCATGGGGATCTAATCACTCCGGAATCATTTAAGTTCGTCATAGAGGCTAAGAAAGGCTATGACGTGAAGCTGGAAGACATATGGAAAGAAAAGAGTGATTTATACTCTTTCATAGAGCAAGCTAAGAAGGATGCAAAGACATCCAACAGAGAATGGCTCCTAATATACAAAAAAGATAGACAGAAGGAAATAGTAATAACCGAAAAAGCTCATCCTATTAAGGAACAACTGAGAATTCAGGAAAAGTATTATGTGTACCTTCTAGAGGACTTTCTAAGCCTTCCGAATGAACATTTCTTCGAAAACTTCAACGATGGTTTCACGTATTAGGGCTTTAATTTCTAGACTTCTCGATTCTCCTAACCCTCCCCTGCGTCCTTTGCTCCTTCTAACCATTTCGCTGGGACTTACAGAGACTTCCATCATGGAACCAGGACCTCCATCTCCTCGTGCTCTGTAACGTACCTCTACAATATTCTTCCCGCTCTCCTTACCACCTCTATACATCTTGAATCCCTTAGGATCAGCTACTACTTCAATACCTTCGGAGTTTGTTTTCGCGTTATATATCCCAGTACCTGTTGTAAGTTCAGTGGCTAAGTCATCAAAAAGTACACTCTGAGGAATCATAAGCATATCTCCTCTTGATCCAACTCTGAAACTAATCATTTTCTCCGCAGTAGACGCTCCACCCATAAGAAAATCCATGGCAGCAGCCGCCTCTATCTCTTTGGGGCTTGCTGGCTTGTCTCCATTCAGACGATTGAAAGTATGCCAAGTCTCAGTGAATAAACCCTCCTTATTCCTCCTTTGCTTATCGCCATTAGGATCACGTTGGTACCGCTCTAAGCGGTCTATCACATCACTTATTTGGTCATTTTGTGGAAAAGTACAGTTTGCTCGTGCTGCCTGTAGATCTCCTAAAAGAGAGTCCAAGGTGTTTGGGTCCCTCAAGTACGCGGCAGGGTCAACTCCAGGTGGTTTTACGGGAGAAGCAAGAGCTTTTCGTACCCTGTCCGAATTTGATATCGAGCGCCGACGAGCAGCCCGCACTCTATTCAAATCTTGTGGGCTTACGTTCTTTTCCTGTAGAGCATTAAGATGAGTCTCAAAAACTTGATTCGAAGCTAGGGAGTGGAGACCCTTTGGACTTATCGCGTCTCTTCCAAACTGCACATGAGCCTCACCTCTTCTCGGATCAGGATTTTTGTGCTCACGTGGGATTAAGTAGTAACCAGTTTGTGGATCTTCTTGGAAAAGACGTTGGCGCGAGGAAGTGTGTGTGGAACCGTTCCCTTGTAAATATCTCTCTGCAGATGCTTTATCCTTAAATACCAATGCGCTATCGCCTTTAAATTTTTCAGCTCTCTCAGATCCATTCCCACCATGCGGTAATCTACTAGGATCTACATAGCCTGTAAGCTTGTTTAGCGTCACTCCTCCAAACTGATTAGTCATCCCAACAAAACCAGGAAATGAACGGAGCTCCGCAGCGACCTCTAATTCTGGTATCATATAAGAAGCTACCGTTAGTACAGCCAATTTCTTCACATCCTTGTCCGTAACAAGACCCTCTAGAACCTTATCCCCAAAAGCATGCTCCAGAAACTCCTCTGCATCCGCTACAACATCTGGATACATTTTCTCAATCCCATCGAAGGATCCATGTGCGTCTCTAACAAACTCGATAAACTTGTTAGTTCTGGATTCAATAGCTCCTATGGAGAGACGAAGAGCTGCAGTAATTTCCTCACCCAATCTCTCTTTCTTCCGGCTGGGAGATAGCTCTACCCAATCTACGAAAGCATTTGCAATAAGAGGGGCTGTCTCGTCTACTCGTGACCTTATAGTAGGCCAGTCAGATCCTCCTGCACTACCGGTGGACGAAATTAACTGCTCTCCACTATCACACTTCTTGACCTTTCTCACAGCATCTATAATATCAAAAAGAGGGTTGCTCACTTTTACACCAGGGGAGGAACTCAGAAGTCTACCAGTAAAATGAGTACCTTGATAACGATTCACGCTGCTGTGGTCTTTAAGCTTCTCTGTTTGAATACCAGCAGACATCAAGGGCTTTTCTGCATCGCTTGTCAAAGACCCATACATAAGCTTACTTTGTTGACCAGTACCTCCTCTAGTGAAAAATCTATTCAAAATCTTTTCTCTCTCCTGGCGACCCCCCACCTCGAAACAAGCTCCTTCATTTTTAGCAGCATCTGACAAAATGGACAGGAAGCTACCGAAGTCATCAACGAATTCTTTTATAGCTTCTTCTCCGAAATCCTCACCCTCGAGCTCATATATTCCAGCAAACTGCTGTGACCATAGAGTAACTCCCGGTGTCATCCTATTTTCGATTTTGTCTGCTATACCTTGAACTAAGAGGCGTGCCCTCTCCTTAAGGTCACCATCCTTATCTGGTATATTGAGAGCTGGGTCGTTAGCTAAGTCTTCAATTCGGGGTGCCAATCCGAGGATATTCTGAGCTTCCGGGTGCAGGACAGGCATTTCCATGACAGCAGGGTCTTCCGCTCCAAGATCTTCCGCTTCAAGACCTGCTTCATCCTCATCCTTCAACCTCAACTCTAAGTATTGTATTAGGGTATCTTGACTAGCGCTGTGCTTGTTTCCTTGGTAATCTCTCCAAGCCACCATTCCAGGGTCTTCAGTTGATGTCCCAATAAAAGGAGAGAGGCCGATATTGTCAGCTGATATCCCACCAGTAGCAGGAGATTTTGCAGTGTGCAACAAACTTTGTAAATCCTTCTCCTCGTATGACCCTTCTGGAAATTCTCTGTTTAGAGAAAGTTCCCTGGAACCGCCTTGCTCTCCTAAGAGGGCTTCTGACAGAGAATACCTCCTCTTTCTAAGTTTAGAGTAGGTATCTAGGAGATCTGTAAGAATATGCATTAGCCCTCAAACATAAATAGGGAATGTTCCATACGAGACATTCCCTATTATAGTAAATTATTTTAAATTTTTAATCAGTACCGGCATATTGTACAGCAAAATCAAATCTAAGGATGAGTTCCACTGTGTGAAACTCGTTAGTACCATAATTAAATTCAGCCGTTTTCCAAGCCTTTGGATATGCTCCATACAAGTAAATCATTTTAACAGGGGTCATCGTATTATCAAGTTGATAAAGCTTTACACGAGTTTTAAATCCTCCTGTGGGATCTCCTTGGGTAAAGTTGGGAGTGAAAACCCCGTTGATAGGGTCATATGCAGTACTCATCCAATTGAACAAAGTCTCCGCGAGTTGTCCTCTAACCAAGTTATCGAAAGTAATAGTAACTTCTTCCGGAGTAACTTTTCCAGGGTAGTAAAACTTGTCGTTGACTCTATCGGCAATGATATCTTCGGAAGTAAATCCAATACTCGTCACTTGTTTGGCTGCCAAAGTTAAAACAGTATCATCGGTTCCCTCCATACCAGGAGGCATTGCGATTTCTACTTCCCATTGGAAAGCACGGTATGATTCAAGACCTTCAGATAAAGTCGGAAGATCTCCTATGTTAAGAGTTCTGTCAGTTTGATTTGCGTAGTATCCTCTAGCCATTAGTAAATGTCCTCTATTCTATATAGTTTAAGTTGTTCCAATATCAGCGGACTGGTTGGTAAGGTTCAATTCAATTACAAACACTTCTGCAGTCTTTGTGGGTTTGATGAGGATTCTACACCACATCTCATTTCTATCGACCCTTAGTGGTGTATTAGTGGTTTCATCACAGACGACCCTAAACTCGGTGATCCCTCTCCCATTCTTGATATTATTAAGAAGAGGTTGTACGATGTTGACGACTCGACTCCAAGTAATAGGATCGTTAGGCTCGAACACGAGAGGTCTCGTTGAAGCCAAAAGTATCTTGCGGATGATAATCATCATACGTCTTATATTAACTCTGTCAAGAGCTGTGGAAGCCCTCTGGGTAGTTTTCTGCCCCCAGATAACAATTCCATCACCAGCAAACTTAACAATTGGGTTTACGCATTCGCCAGCCCCGTAAAGAGCATCTCGATCACCCTGATTTAGGGATACCTCGACATCAAAAGGACGCGTTAGTCTTCCTCTAACAAGGCCTGCTGGTGCAGACCACGTGTTTGCAATTCTGTCTGTTTCGCACATGGCTCCTATGGCAAATGCCGCAGGATCAACCCATGTATCGGCTGCGCTAAAGACATCGAATATTTTGACCCAAGGCCAGTACACAGCAGCGTAAGAACTATTCAATGCAGCAGTCCTTCCAGTGTAGACTCCGTTGGTCCAGTTAATCGCATCTTGCGCTGAGGTAAGCCCTTTCGGAGGGGACACCAAAGCCATGAAATTTTGAGAGGTTTCCGCAATGGATACGAGAGTATTCTGGAGAATTTGATCACTTATACCAGGTATACACGCCATTGAAATGTTCAAAGACTCGTCGTCTAAAGCATAGATTCCAGTCTTACTTGCTTGACTGCCAATGAAGGCACTTCTTATGGTATCATTAAAGGAACCACTATTGTCAGCCAAGTCTCCATTGGTTCCTCCATACAGTGAGGAAGTTCCGTCGATGAACTTAGCAAATCTGATAGAATCACTTACAACACCGTGGGCGCGTACCCCCACCGCTGTGTTAGAGTTAGTAACAACTAGATTGTCCGTAAGTGCAAACAATGTTTGGAATGATGTCGGAGCAGTCCAAGACTCTGCGTTTGTCTTAGGCACTTGAGGACCTAACCCATTATAAAATGAGGCTTTTATAAAATTGGACGTCGCATCTGTGGTTCCAACATTAAGGACTTGTTCTGGAAATTGGCTATCTTTAACAAAATCCATAGTATAAGATTCTTCGAAACCTCCATCATTGAAGACCTGAAAAGTCCAATCTTTCCCTATTTTTGAATTTACCTTAACTTGAAGTCCGTAGTAGTTGGTGTTGTTTCCAACTGTAATGGCGCTGTAGTTATACCCTTTGCCAGCCCACATGGATTGGACAAAATATGT